GCCCAGCCCGGTGAAGCTCATGCTCTGCCCGTTCGCCGTGAGCGTCAATGTATTGAGCGCCCCGCTGGGTGTGATCACCGCCGTGACCGGGGTCTGCGTGTTTCCTCCTGTGGTCAGCGTGCCGGTGCCGCTCGTGCCGGTGCCCGTCCAGCTCCCGGTGAGCACATCCTCCCAGTACGGGCATACGCTCGCGGCAAACTCCACGGTGTATACGCTGGTATAGTCCCTGATGTTGTCGCTGGCCGCCGGGGTCACCCGGTGCACATAGATCCGCTTCTGGGGCCTGTAGGATACCTGCATATACCCTTCCTGCGCCCAGCCGTTCACTTTGTCGATCACCCGCGCCCGCTCCGCCAGGTCGTACAATTCCCGCACCGAAAACTGGATCACGATCCGCCGGTTCCGCCGCCGCTGGTACTGCACGCGCTGGCCCACGCCGCCCAGGATGTCCGCGTATTGCGTGTCCACCTCCGGGGCTTCCTCGTCGATGCTGCGGATCAGGATGCGCTGGTCAAGGCTCCGCAGATCCCGGTTGTTGATCCACGCGTTGAGCCGTCTCTGTACTGCCATTTTTTAGCCTCCTCGCCGGGCCGCCGCCACCGTCGCGCCGATCGTCCTGTCCACGCTGGGCGCGACCATCCGGCCCACCACCGTCTTGTCCATCATGATCACCGCCGTGGTGCTTTTCCCACCGCGTGCCGCGCCGGAGATCAGCCCGCCGCCGGATACCACCGGGGCCGCGCTGGTGGCGCTCATCATGCTGGCCATCGCGTTACGCACCCGCCAGATGTTGGCCTCGATGCCGTTCGCCACGCTGGTGGCCACGTTCGCGCCCATCGTCTGGGCGGATGTCTCTGCGGGCAGGCTGCCGGATTCGATGCCCTCCGCCAGTCGCGTGGCCAGATCCGCGCCCGCCTCGATCCACTTGATGCCGTTATACTCGTCCATGGCCGTGGACAGGTCGAAGGTGTCACCCAGCACCTGCGCGATCTGATCCGCGTACTCGCTGAATACGTCCACCACGTCGCCGTAGGTCAGATCCTCCTCATATGTGTCGAGGGCCGCGTGCAGCTTGTCAAGGATGGTGGCGTATACGCTGTCACCAGCCGCCTGCACGATCTGCGGGATCTCGCTCTCCATCGCGTTGTACCCGCCGAACTTCTGCTCCGTATAGGCCCGGTCTGCCGCGTTGAATATCGCCGCGCCTGCCGCCACACCGGCAACCGGCCCCAGGAATGGAGCCGCGTCCGCCAGCGCAAAAGCGCCATCCGCAGCGCCGCCCAGCACCCTGCGCAGGAGTCCGGGTTTTGCCGTAGCCGCCGCTTGGCCCGCCGCAGATCCTCCTCCGCCGGATGCTCCCGCGATCTTCCCGGCAGCGCTGCCCACGCTGTGCCACGGGATCGCCTTCATCAACTGGAGGAACATCAGCACATTCTTGGAGATGGTCAGGCCAGCCCACGCCAGCCCCAGCGTCTTAAACGCTCCGGCCACCCATTCGCCATTGTCTCCGATCCACTTAAGCCCGGCGGTCAGTAGGTTGATCGCATTTTTTGCACGTTCGACTATTTTTGTGAACCCTTCGCCGTTTTCCCCCACAAGGCTATCGATGATCCCGGACAGCGCGTCATTGAGTCCCTGGAGCGCCGCCTGCCCTTCCTCGGTCTGCAAAAATTCATTGAACGCGTCCACGGCGGTCGCCATCGCGTCCGCCACCGTCTCAAAAGTCGGGGCAAGCTCCGCCAGCAGCGAATACTTGGTCTTGTCCAAGGTTGCCGTGAGTCGCTGATATGCGTCATCCATCGCCCCCAGCGCTTCCACGTTCTCGGCGCTCACGACGCCGACCTCGCGGCCCTCCTCCGCCATCGCCAGGTAGGCATCAGATCCCGCTTCGATCAGCGGCTTCAGCTCACGGTAACTCCGGCCCAGCAGCGTCTGGGATATCAGCTCCGCCTCAGTGGTGTCACCCATCTCCCGCAGCGCGTCGATCACGTCCCAGAACACGTCTATGGAGTCGCGCATGGTGGGCTGCAGTCCGCTGTTGTACATCGATACGCCCAGCATGCGAAACGCCTCGCCCACGTCCTTGTTGGAGGATTGCATGCCCTTGACCAGCTTGTCCTGCGAGCGGATGATCGACTCCACGTCGGTGTCGATGAACCGGGAGGCGTACTGCCAGCTCTGATATGTCTCCACATCGATGCCAGCCTGCGATGCAGCCGTGGTCAGATCGTCGGCCCACTTGCCCGCGTCCACTTCCCAGTCCCACATGGCCTTGGCTGCCCTGGCCGTGGCCTTGATCACGCCCGCGATGTGCTCCCGCACATTATCGATGGCGGCAATGGTGTTCTGGAAGTCGATTCCCTTCGCCGCTTCATCGATCTGCTCCCGGTATTCACCGGCTGCGCGTCCGGTCTCCTCGAACTTCCGGCCCTGCGAGTCAAGCCCCGCCTCCGTGTCGGTCAGCTCGTTCTGCATATTCTGGAGCCGTGTCTTCGCGTCCGCCAGCTTCCGCTGCCAGGTCTGCATCTGCTGGCTGTTCGGCTTTACGCCCAGCTCCGTCAAATCCTTTACAGCCTTCTCGGCGGCCTCGACGGCCTTCTCCTGCTCTGCAATCTGCTTGCGCAGGATCTCCGTCTTTTTCGCCTGGTATTCCTCCGCGTCACCGGTTGCCTTGAACTGCGCCTCCGCCAGCTTCTGCTCGGAGTTGAGTGTCTTTACGGCGTTCGCCGCGTCTTTCAACGCCTTATTGTATTTCTGCTCGCCTTCCAGCACGAGCCTGGCTTTCATCTCGTTCTTCCGCGCCATGTGTCCACCCTCTCGTCAGTCCTCGCACCGTGGCCGCCTGGTGCGCTTGATCCCATGCTCCTGGTCATCGTACCGCTGCCGGTAGATGTACAGATCACAAACGAAGCCGGGCGTCAGCTTTCCCATCTCGGGGAGCTTCAGCCCGGCAATCAGGCCGAAAGAGACTATCATCCGATAGCTCAACCCTCCGGCGTCTCTTTTTTTTTAATCTCATCGAGCACGACGTCCACTTCCTCGTCCTCGTTGGGTTCCTCGGTCTCCATCTTCATTCCTTCGCTGATGGCGGTGAGGATCTCGGTCTGCACCTGCGGCAGCTTGCCCAGGGTGATCCGCCGGGCGAACCAGCGCTCGTCCACGTCGATCTCCCTGCCCGCGAGGGCCTCGCCCTGCTCCGCCAGCACGTACAGCAGGGCGACCAGCTTTTGCCGGTCGCCCATCGTCTCGGTGATGCTTTTGCTGTCCAGCTTGGTCTTGAGCCTTTTCTCCATCTGGTCGATGGCGTCGAGGTTGAATACCAGCTCCCAGTCACGTCCCCCGATACTCAACATGGTATGCCTCCTTTGTCATCAGGTGATGCCCGCCTTGCCGTTCAGCCAGGTCAGCGCCGCCTCCAGGGTGTCGAACACCGCGATCCTGCGGTACTTCGCCACGCCGCTCTCGTCATTGCGTACGCCCATGATCCGCCCGGTGAAGGTCGGGGTCTGCCACTCGATGCTCTCGCCCTTGGTCTGGGCGTTCTCGGTGCTCTCGCCGAAGATCACCTTGTGGAACCAGTTCGCCTGGTAGCTCGTCGCGCCGTTCTTCCGGCGCACCCGGATGTAGCCGAAGCCGCAGTAAGGAGCGCTCTGCTCGGTCTGCTCGTACTCTGTGTTCTGGCCCACGGTCACCTGCTGCAGGCCCAGCATATACACCCGGGCCGCCTCCAGGATGTCGTCGGTGTTCAGCTCGATGGAGCCGCCGGTGATTCCGTTGTCCTCCTCCGCAATCGCGTCATCCGCGTACAGAGGGTTATCATTTCTAGTCCAGTTGATGGTGGCGCTGATCGCCTTGCCCACCACCTGGCCCGCGTTGTACGTGAGGGCCGCGCCCTCGACCTCGGTGGCGATGGTCGCCGCCACCGGGTGAAGCATGCCTACAAATGCCATGTTTCAGTCTCCTCTCACATGTTACTCAGCATCCCCAGGATGCCATTGTTTCCGCCGACCGTCGGGGCCTCCGGCACGGTGCCGGTCTCGATGTACTTCTCCCACACCTGCCGCATAGCCGGAATCGCGGTTTCTTCGCTGTATTCGTCCGCCAGATCAACCCAGCGGCTTCCCTGCAGTTTGCTCGATCCATAATGCAGGATGAACGCCTTTTCCGCGTTCCGCACGCCCTTGCGGTCTTTTCCCTGCGGGTAGATGTCGATGTACAGCGCCTCGCCGAAGGAGGACGGATACCTGGCGTATCCGATCGACTCGATCATATCCCCGGTCACCCGGTGATCCATCTCATCCGCCGCCCGTCTCCACGCCTCGCGCACGTAATACGCGCCGGTCTGGATCATGGCCTGCGCCACGTCCCCGGTCTGCTCTCCCATCCGGGTCATCTCGCGCATCACATCGTCCAGCCCGCTGGTGTCGAATCGCGCCATCAGTATCCCTCGCAGTCGTAGATGTGGTGGATGTATCCCTCGTCCACCTCATAGTCCACCAGGTGCTGGTACGCCACTCTCGGGTCTGCGTCCAGGGCCGCCCGGATCGCGTCCGCGATCTCATCGTCCTCCACTTTGGTGAACCGGTCGATCTGAAACATCCACCCGCCCTGGTGCAGATCGTCCGCCATCGTATCGAGCGCCCTTACCTCGCGCCATACGGTGTACGCGCTCGATCCCCGGTATGCGCTGTCATAGTGCCCCGCGTTGGGATCGACGCCCACCACCAGCGCCTTGATCTCGCTGATCGTCATGGCTCGATCACCTCCAGGGTCAGGTCGGTGATCTGCTCCCCGCTCTCCTCATCCATCCCATGCCAGGCCCTTGTCACCTCATATACGAGGATGGAGCCGGTCGTTTCGGCCAGCTCCACCCGATCATGGTTGTTGATGGTGCGGTTTTGCAGGATTCGCACCCGCGCGTCGTTGCGGATCTCCTCGCGGCTCTCCGTGGGCCTGCTGGGCGAGGTTTCAAAACTCAATTCGCCGTACCAGCTCTGCCAGAAAGCGACGTTCTCAAACGTCGGTTTCCCGCCAGGCTCTGCGG